NCTTAAAAATCTTGCTAATTTATCAGTCTCGGAAACTTCTGAAATTTTAGGTATATTTACTACAGATTCACCAGGTACTAATAAACCTACCTCGGCTGATTCTGCTTTATTTAACCAATATCTTATTTTACCTTCTACAGCTCCTAAACCTATTTCTGTAAATGGAATTTTATCTGAATTATATAATAATAAAAATAAATCTTCTGCCATCCTAGTTTGTAACCAATCTGTACCGCGAATAATATCAATATATTCATCACTAACAACCTGAGCTTCAGATGAAATCATATTAACTCCACCAACTGTTTCATATGTATTGCCATTATTTCCTACTAATGGTTTAAATTTCCATGTTATTGTGCCTGGATCTTTTGGTGATTGACCACCTATCCATGCAGATTCAGGATAGTTAGCATAATCTCCACTAAATAAATATGCGGTCCTATTATAATCTAAATCTTTTAAATCAGCTAACGTATTGCTGGCAACATTATTTTTAACATCTGCTTCACTATTAGCAGCAAAATACATTTTAGTTTTTGTTTCAATAGTAGCAGCAAGTAACTTAATATCAGCTTCAAGAGTAGCAGATGTTTGAAGAAAATACCAATCTTCATCTTCTGCAAGTATAGCATTTAAAGCAACATCCCATGTTTCAACTCTGCTACCATATTGTGTCATTGTTACCGTAGCTGCTGTAACACCAGTTAAAGAGGATATATCAATAGCTGTTATTCTAAAATCAGCAGCAGCATCAACTCCTGTGAATTCTATTGTATATCCGGTACTATAAAGACCAGTTACGGTAACTTCAGTTATACCAGTTAAAGCCTCTATAGCTGTTTCTATGAGCGCTGTATCATCATCAGCCGCATAAGTTATACTACCAGTAGTTACAGGCGTAGCATCGCCAATACCGATAGTCAACGTCCATGTGCCCGCGGTGGGAGTTCCGGTAAACGCAAGAGTAGCCTTTGAGTTTACATCCTCTAATTTTCTTCCAATTTTAAATAATGGTGGACTTAATTCTTGGCTCATTAATTTTAATGCTGCTTTATAAGGATCATCAGTTGTTAAAAATCCATCTGTTAACATATCAGCAGGGTCAGTATATGACCTAACTAAAGCTGGAAAATGATAATGAGGTGCTAAAATCATACTAGTACCAAATCCAGTTCTAGTAATTTTTGCAGTTTCTCTTGAAATTGCAACATCTACGTAATTTCTTATTTCACTCATATTTAAACTCCTTTTTTAAACTATGGGACTTCTATTATCTGGTTATTTACTTCAATTTTATGTATTTCGCCACATACATCATCAACATCAGTACCGTAAGATAAAAATATATCTGCATATGATCTAAATTCCCATTCAGTATCTATAAATTCACTCATATCCATCGGCCCATCATATCCCCAGCAAGCTAATTCTGCTAAATTTAATATTTCTACTTTAGAATCTAAATACAAAGAATTTAATAATGTTCCCATTTTATTTAAATGATCAGAATAACCAAATATATGAATGCTTAATGTTACTCTTTTTTTAAAATAATATACCCATGTATCTAATTCTTTATATTCTCTTGCTGGCCTATCTCCTAATGGTATTGGACCACCTATTATGTTCAATGTAACATACGGCAATTCCGGTCTTTCTGTATTTGGTTTATCCCAAATAATTGAGACTTCAGATCCTAAAGATGCAACAGCCCAATCATATATCGCATCTTCTTTTGCTTGATCTAATCTATAGGCCATTTTTTCTCTCTACTAAATAACCGTATGCTTTATAATATTTAATATTATGAGCTATATAATCTTTAGATTGCATAATTTTATATTCTTTTTTAATATTTACTGTATCAATACTAAAAGATTGATTATCATCAACCGATATTGTAAAATCAGTACCCTCTATACTTGAAGTTATAGTATAAGTTCCATTAAAATTATCTATAACGCTAATAAGTTCAGATCCTAGTAATATATTTGTTACTATTCCATCAACTATAGAAAGCGCAGTTGCTCCGATGCCTGAATTATATAAAAATTCTGTATCATTTATAGTACATGTATAATCAGTTGAATCTACTATATTATCGATAGTACATATAACTACTTTTGCTATATTTTCATTAGCTTTTATAACATCTGCTCGCCTAACAAAATAATTTTTTAAAATTTCAGTTTCAGAATAAAATTTTAAAGTTCCTTTTATTCTTTCTCCCTCCTTTAATGATTGTAATTCATCGTCATTAATGGGTTGCACATTTGCTTTACCTCGAACATAAGATATATCCCCATCTACATGATGACCTTTTACCCAAGATCCAGTAGCTTTATTTATTATTATAATATTTTCATTATTAAATAAACTCATTGTTAATATTTAACTATTTTAGTTTTTCTAGTTTCTTTTGGATTTCCTCTACCTATCTTATAAGTAAGCGTACTATATATTTTACCAGTTTCTATTAATGGATAATCATGGCCCTTTCTTTTTATCGTAATAGGATGATTAGGTTTGCTAAATTTATAATATCCGCTTGCTATGAATTTTTTTATTGAATTAGTTACCGTTTTACCAATTTCATCTAATACTTGAAGTCTAGTTTTTGTACCTAATAATATTTTTTCTATTCCTTCAAATAAAAGAGCAGTATTTTTATCAAGATCCCTATCGAAAACAAATCTCATAAAAGATCTTTCAGGTATCGGATATGGTCTTGCTCGTCTTGGCGGATCTCCTAATTCATTTTCTTTTGCAATTGAAATAAGACCAATATCTTTGAATAAACCAATTTCAGTAATATTACCTTTTTCATCGGTCATGTCTTTAATCTTTTTTACAAGATTAATCCATTGAGTTTTTTGATCTATTAATTCTACATCAAACACCTGGAACCACCACCTTAAAACTTGGTAAAATTGAATTTCTAGCTGCTAAAAATGTTCTACCATAACCAGTTCTTGAATAATCAACTTCTCCTTTGTCAACTTTTTGCAATCTTACATATTCCCTCATCACATCACCCACTCTATCTTTGGTAATCGGACCACTAACATTAGCTAAACTTTCATCGGTCAATAAAGTCATATGATGGGCAACCCAATTGCGGGCTGCCCATTCAGTTTTATTACCAAAAACAGATGAACTTATATTTATTTCAACATCAGCAAGAACTAAATTCCAAAGATCATCACTAGCAGTTGATAATTTAGGAGCAATAATTAAAACATTTGTCTTAGTAGTTAATGCCATTATTATTCATCATCTTTCTTGGAAAAAGCTTCATCAGCTTTAGTGATTTGTGCTTTTCTTAATTTTATTGCTTTCATTACTGACGGACGTACTTTATCTCTTTCCCGTTCATATTTGAAATATTTATTAATATCATTTATATTCATAGTATTATTAATAAGATCTTTTATTTCTGATGCATCCAAAGTTCTTTCATTTATATTATTTTCATCTTCCCCTATTACTTCATCTGTTTTTTTATCTATTTTCGGTTTAAAAATTTTAAGAACTGAAGAATAATGTTCCATATTCTTTTTATTACATTCTACAATTTTCAACCATAATTCCGCAGATATTGAATTACTACCAGGAATAAATCTAAAATACTCTGAATAATCTTTATTTACTTTTTTGACATTACCATCTTTATCATAAACAAGTTGATTTTGCCCATCGCGTAATTCAATCTGTCTTGTAACTATATATGGAAGACTTAGCGTATTAGGTCTGCTATAAAATATTATCATTTTTATTCTATCCCATCTGTTTATTTTGACGGGGTTATTATAACCCCGTCAAAAAATTGTTAATTATTAAATACCTGTAAAAAATAAACATGCTAGAGGATAACGTACAACCACACCACCATTACGAGCTTCAATCGGAATTATAAATTCAAGACCCTTTTCTTGAATAGGATGAGTAATCATTTCCAGTGGAATCCTGTTAGCAATTATTCTTTGATTTTTTTCATAAAAAATTGCTCCATCTTCGGTGTCACCTACGAAAGCAGTTTTTAATTCATTTAACCAATCTATTTGCTTTATTCCAAACGCTTTATTATTTAGAATAAAATTTGCGATAGTAGTATCAGAATTAGTAGCCCTTGGAAGAGTAGTAATAAGCGTATGTTGAGCAATTGGAAGAACCAGAGTATCCCCACTATGGATGCCCTTTGATTGATCTCTAACCGTTTGCACCATTAATGAAACATCAAAAATAATCTCATCAGGTGTTTTTAGTGCCCATGTAGTACCACCAACACCGGCTGGAGCAGCTAATATGGGAATATTTGTATTATTAAGAAATCCTACTATACCATGACTATCTTCACCAGTCCATGCAATTTGATTTTCTAATTCCCTTACAGCTCTTCGTGCAGAATCAGCTTTAATTCTATCTAATGGCTTGTTTGTCATTGCGGCAGCTCGTAATTCTTGGGTATTATATCCAAAAGCTATACCGATAGTTTTTACATTTTGACTATATTCCCTTGTGATCGCATCTGATCTTGGTAAATCATCGGAATAATTAGCAATAATTTTCGCCATACCGATCATAGTAATCATTCTATACGTAATGGTATTTGCACCTGGAGAATCTTCATTGCTGACTGGAATTAAAGCTCTATACTTTAATTCTTTCTCTTCCCATTCATACAAAGTACCTTCGATACTTTCTAATTCTCTTGCGAGAAATAATGTCTCATTCGCATCAAATCGGTATTGAATACCATCCATTCTTATCATGTTATGTTCCTCCTGTTATCCATAATAATTTAAATTATTATGGTAAGTTTATATCTATTAAACAAAATCCAGCAGCGGCACATCCTCTAATAACTCTTGCTGTTGGTATTATAGCAGCCTTGCTAGTGTCATCATCGTTTCTAATGCCGCCTAAAACTGTTGCTCCGCTTACTGTGTATCTTGCATACACACTATCTGTAACGGCCATAGCAGTTTCGGGAACAACCCATATCATGCCTCTTTTTAAAATAGACATTTCAGCATCAAGCGCATATCCCGATCCGCCCGCAGATTGATAAAATTGCTCTATTGCTTGAGTATGGACAGTAATACCTCTTGCAAGTAGAACATTTGTGATATCTGTTGCTACAATAGGTACTCTTGCTTT